CACTGTTGTGTCCCAAAACATTTTTGTGTACAACAATTCATGCAGTGTCATGTTGCGGGCACTGACTGAGCGGTTGTACTTTGTTAAGGGTAAGGATGGGTTTGTCCCTTGCCCTAGACCTACCCGCAGTTTTGCCGAACTGCAGGCATTTTTATTGGCCCTTGTGTGTGCTTATCCTGGTGATGTAACTGTCTGGACAGGTGAACAATTTGTCCAGAGCTATACAGGAGCAAAACTAGTCAGGTATGCACAAGCCCTTAAGACGTTAACTGTCCACGGAGTTAAACGGTCTTATGGGTATTGGTCCACATTTATTAAGGCAGAATTTTACAATGCAACAAAGAAGGTTGACCCTTGTCCAAGGTTGATTCAACCTAGATCCTCCATGTATAATATACTGATTGGCCGGTATTTGAAGCCAGCTGAAAAGTGTATTTATAAAGCCATTGATCGAGTGTTTGGCCATCATGTTGTGCTGAAATGTGATAATATGTGGAAACGAGCAGCCACCATTAAGGAGTACTGGGGTGAGTTTACCAAACCTTGCTTTGTTGGCCTTGATGCTTCGCGGTTTGACCAACATGTTTCTAGTGATGCCTTAGAGTTTGAGCATTCACTATATAACATGCTGTTCAAATCTGAGGAGCTTGCAGAATACCTGCAGTGGCAAATCAACAATGTGGGGTTTGCTAACATGGCTGATGGTACTATTAAGTACACAGTTAATGGTGTCCGCGGCTCTGGTGACATGAATACTGCATTGGGAAATGTAGTAATCATGTGTGCCTTATGCCACCACTATCTGCAGGGCATGGGTGTCAAATACAGATTTATCAATGATGGTGATGATTGTGGAGTGTTCATTGAGGCAGATGATGTTGGCAAGTTGGACGGCTTGCCTGAACATCATTTAGGGTTTGGATTTGAGATGACTGTGGAGGCTCCTTTGTACGAGCTTGAACATGTCGAGTTTTGCCAATGTCACCCTGTTAATTGTGGTGGTGGCAATTGGATGATGGTACGTAACATCCATAAATGTCTTGAACAGGACATGATGTCACATGCTGTCACTGATTGGAACCAATATGCTATTAACATGTGTGCCACTGGCATTTGTGGTCTGGCCCTATACGAGGGTATGCCCGTGCTCGATTGCTATTACCGCAGTTTCCTCAAATTCACATCAAAGCGGTCCCAAGTGGATAAGGTTCTTGATCAGGCATGGTCTGGAACTGGGCGGACTTGGAGATTATTTGCCAGTCAGAAACGCCCGTTTTCCATTGAGCTGGCTACGGCCCGTGCCAGTATATGGAAGGCATATGGAATTCTTCCTGATGCCCAGATCGAGCTTGAGGCACGTTATCGGGCCTTTCAAGTTCCCCACTTGAGCAAGCAACCACTGCCTTTTGATTCTACTTCCACATACAGATATTATCATTGAGATGGCAAAGAAAACCAAGTCCAAGACGCCTGTAAAGGTCAAGGCTACTGGCAATTATGCCAACCCATCCAACAAGCCAGTTGTTGCGCGCAACCGCGCACCAGTCATGTCTTATGTCCCTGATGGTGTTGTTGTGTCCAATACTGAGCAGCTCACGGGATCCGTTATTAATGTTAACGGAACTGGTGATTTGCAGAAGAACACCTATTTCTTGACTCCTGCTTCTATTGTTGAGTTCCCTTGGTTGAGCCGTATTGCCAGGAACTACAGCAAGTACAGGTGGAAGAAATTGTGTGTTTCTTATGTTCCTTTTGCACCGACCACCATTCAGGGTTATTATAGCATGGCTAGTGCATATGATGCTGAAGATGCGTTGCGGTTCCGAGTTGGACCTGGCGGGTTCGCAATATCCAACCAGCCGCAATTTTCCATTGGACCGTTGTATGCTGGTGGGTCCATTTCCTCAAATGAGGACCATTTGGGTCAGGGAAATTGGCATGGGATTGAGTTTGACTTGTCCCACAATGCCACACAGTGGAAATTGATTGACCCTGGTGTTCCGCTGACCTTGGACTCTGGAGATGAAGCTCGCCTAAACCAGGCTTGTGGCACATACATGTTGGTACAGTTTCAAGGACCATTAGGTGATCCCATCTCAGTTGGGGCATTGTATGTCACTTATGAGGTGGAGTTTACACAACCAGCTGTCCCAGAGCTGAATGTGTAATAAAGTTTTGGGGTTGGTAGGGTCTGGGAGTAACACCGTGAAAACCAGGTTGGGGAACCAGGTTAACAATTGATCGGTCGAGGCTCCGGACTGAGGCTGGCATCCTCTGTAAGACTGCCAAACTGTTATCCAAAATTGTGGAGTCGTGACCACAGGGCCTGGATAGCGGATAGTGTTGGTGATTTACATTCCTCACAGCTGTAGACGCAGTTCAGGCTGTGAGGGG